TCGCCGTTTTTTCTCGCCAACACGCGCCGGCTTCGACAGTCGACGCTACTGTAAGCCCAACAGTAGGCAAAACAGTGCCCTTTACCGAAATACGTACAGTAACGCTTCCCGAAAGGAGGTTCGCCCCTCGTGGCACGCAAAATAGCAGAGCACGGCACCCGCCAACGATACAACCAGGGGTGCACCGACGGGGAAAACGGCGAAGCGTGCGACCCGTGTCGCGCAGCGAACACGGAGTACAGCCGCCAGAACACTCAGAAGCGCCGGGCGCAGAAAATGCTCGGTGCCACCGTCACCCCCATCACCGCAGCCTCGGGGAAAAAGGCCAGCGACGACAAGGGTGACGAAGACAAGCCTCGAGAACCTGGCCGGATGGAGGCCGCCTGCATCACTGTCCTCGAGACATTGGACAAGGCGAAGGCCCGTCCCGATCTCGCAGCCGCCGCCCTGGCGCTGGCCTTCGACATCGATCAGGTACTGGCCATCACTCAGCGATCCAACCTCGTCCGCCAGTACCAAGCGGTCATGGAGGAGCTCACCAAGGGCTCGGAGAAGAAGTCGAAGCTCGCCGTCGTCCGACAGATGACCGGCACAGCCACCGGCTAGTAGTCGTTCTACGACATTCCGGAATGTGGTCGTTCGACCACATGAAGATGCCCCCTTCCGATTCCACGGTGGGGGCAAACCGCGATGAGTAACCGTCGGCCCTAGGCCTTGCGCGGGAATTCCGACGACCTGAATCAATCCAAGGCTACACGAAGGGGAACTCGTGAAAACCGTCTACACCGAGACCACGGTAACCATTCCGGAGTCGGTCCTTTGGGACCTCGTCGACAAGTGGCAGAAGTACGCCGATCAGAAGATCACTGGCCCGTTCCTGTCGGAGCGACCGGTCACCGCCTGGGCGCAGGGCCTCAACGAGGCCGCTGAGGACTTGTCCGACCTGATCCTCGAATACGAAGAGGGAAATTGACTTATGCACTTGGCCGCATCGTTCAACACGATGACCGGTCTCGCGGTTTCGCTGCTCGCGGCGCCTCTACACAGCGCAATGTCCTATGGGGCCACCACGCGCCAGTTCTAGATCAGGGCAACCTGGGGTCCTGCACCGGCAACGCTCTCGCCCAACTGATCAACACCGATCCCTTCGCCGGCTCGCGTCACGACTACCTCACCGAGGCCGATGCCATGAAGCTGTACTCACTGGCCACCACGCTCGATGACCAACCCGGCAGCTACCCGCCAACCGACACTGGTTCCTCGGGCCTGGCTGTCGCGAAGGCGGGCGTCAAGCTCGGCTACTTCAAGGCCTATAACCACGCCTTCGGCTTCGACCACTTCACCGCGGCGCTGCAACTGCAGCCAGTGATCGTGGGCACCGCCTGGCTCGACGGGATGATGCAGACCGACGCCAACGGCGTCCTCAGCGTCAAGGGCAATGTCGCGGGCGGTCACGAATACCTGGCCCTCGGCGTCGACTACGACGCCCAGCAGATCACGTTCCTGAATTCCTGGGGTCCGTCCTGGGGGGCGGGCGGTCGCTTCAAGGTGTCGTTCACCGATTTCTCGTACCTGCTTTCGCAGCAGGGCGACGTCACGGTACCGACAGCGCAAGCGCCGACACCACCCACACCACCCAGCCCCGAGACAGGTTGCTGCGAAAAGTTGAAGCGGATTGCAGCAATCGTCGCGGAGAAGTGATGAAACTTGACAGATACGGCTGGCCCTTGCTGCCGCCGCGCTTCGAATGGTCAGTAGAGATGCTGACGCTTTCGATCATCGACGCAATTACCGACCGCAATGTCGTCACCATCTATCTCGATGCCTGGTACGACGTGGACGAGGAGGCCCAGCGCCTCTATCGCGGATACGTCGACCACATCCGAGAAACGGGGTGCGACAGTCCGTGGACGGTCCCCTTCCTAGTGAATGACCTTGCAACCTCACCCGTCGAGGCCATTCTCCCAGTCCTGTGATTCTCGGTAAGACCGAGCCGCGGATATTCACGCCACCCAAACGAGAACTGATTGCCTGCACGTGCCTACCCGGTACGTGTCCGGTAGAGAACGATCCCGAGGTCAACGACCGCAATGGATGCGGCTTTGGCCGCACCACAGACGGCTTCGCGGCGATTCGCTTCGCCGAGAAGATGATGGGGATCAAGCTCTACCCCTGGCAGGAATGGCTACTCAAGCACGCCCTTGAACTGAATGAGGACGGCACCTACCGGTTCCGTTACATCCTCGTTCTCGTTGCTCGCCAGAATGGCAAGTCGCTAGTCCTGCTCGTGTTGGCCCTGTGGCATCTATTCGCCCTCGGCTCCAAAGAGGTTATCGCCACCGCTCAAGACCTCGGTCGTTCCGAGGCCGCCTGGAAAGAGGCGGTCGAGTGGTGCGAGGAAGACGACGAGCTCTCCGGTCTTATCGAGAAGGTTGACCGCGGTCACCCGAAGCTGATGGAGATCGCTGCCGACGACGACATCCCGTGGAAGCGCGAATACCGCGTCGCCTCGGCCGGCCGTCGCGGCGCTCGTGGCTTCTCCGGTGACTTGGTCCTGATGGACGAGTTGCGAGAGCACCAGACCTGGGAAACCTGGGGCGCGGTCACCAACACAATGAACGCGCGTCCCCGAGGACAGGCCTGGGCGTTTTCCAACGCGGGGGACAACCTCTCGATCGTCCTTCGATTCCTGCGGGCGCAGCAGCACAAGCTGCTCGGCTGGCCCGATGGCGACGGCGACGCCGAGGTTCTTGGCGAAGACGATCCCGAGCTCCTGGAATTCCTCGAGGAGTACGACGTCGCGGACATGACCGGCATTTTCGAATGGTCGGCTGATCCGAAGTCCAAGCGCACCGACATGGAAGCGCTGGCGCAGGCGAACCCGTCACTCAACCACAAGAACGTCGCAACCAACTGCCCGACCGACCGCACCCTCCTAGGTGGCCTCGTCGGAACACCCCCCTGGCAATACGACACCGAGGTGCGCTGCATCTGGGTGCCGATGTCGGATCTGGGGCCGTTCCCCGAAGGCTCGTGGGAGGAAACCCTCGACGACAAAGCCCGACCGCTGGACACCTCCAGTCAGGTTGTCTGCGTCAGCGTCGCTCAGAACCGCTCCCGCGCGTACATCGCTCGAGCCGGCTGGTGCGAGTGGGGGGACAAGGACGACGAAGGCAACGCAACCACCGTCAAGGGTCCAGTCGTCGGTATCGCCGCCGACCGTGCCGGTACGGACTGGATTGCCGATTGGTTGGTAGAGCACAGAGCGACTTTTGAGTACGTCGTGATACAGGACAAGGGTGCGCCAGTTTCGTCGCTCCTAGCCGAGCTATCGGCAAAGCGAGACCACGACGGCAGACTGCTGCCGCTCCTTAAGTGGACGGCGACCGATGTCGCACCCGGCACGGGCATCATGTTCGACCGCTTAGAGAAGCGGACGATGAAGCATTTGCCTCATCCGGGCCTTGATGCTGCGGCGCTTAGCGCCGCTCAGAAGATTCTGTCCCGATCGGCATTCGAAATCGATGTCGTGAAATCACCGACCGACGCGCAGCCGCTCCAGGCTGCCATCGGCGCCGTTTGGGCGCTGGAAGCGGTCCCACCCGAAGTCGAACCACAGGTCCATGAATGGCCCTCGCAAGAGGAGATTCAGCAATGGCTAGAGGAGGAAGACACTGACGACGAAGACCTCTGGTCCCCGTAAGCTGAATTATCCCCTGATTATCTCGGGAATCCTGGAATTGACCGGAATTGCCGCAATTACTTGGGGATTGTTCCTGATATCCCCTGTTGTGGGGTTAATCGGTCTCGGCGTGGGGTGCTTTGCAGTCGCATTGGCAATCGCCCCGCCGAAGTTGAAGCCCAAGGCGCAGCCCCCCGTGGGTGATAGCGAATGAGCTTCCTTTCCCGCATATTCACCGGAGGAGAAGAGTCCCGCACTCTCACCACGGTGCCGTGGGGTGATCCGTCACGCATTCCGACACCTTCTGAAGACGCAATGATGCAGGCTCAGGGGGCACTCATTCCCGAGGGCAACGCAATGTCCCTCGGGGCCTTCTACGCCTGCGTCACACTGCTCGCCGACATCGTGTCGACGCTCAGTGTCAACGCCTATCGCAAGAACGGCGTGACCGCGACCAAGACGCTCGTCGACCCGCAACCCACGTTGCTGGTCAACAGCCCGTTTCCAGGCCTGACGTGGTTCGAATGGCTGTGGATGTTCATGGAGTCACTGGCTGTCACCGGCAATGGCTTCGGCTACGCCACCGACTTCGGTCCAGACGGCCGGCCCATCGGCATCATGCCGGTCCATCCAGACTGCGTCCACATCGAGCAGCCCGAGGAATCGGGCACCTCATGGACCCAGCCCGCCTACAAGTTCAACGGAGTGCGCGTCGCTGCCGACCGCGTAGTCCACATCAAGCGTTACCCCATCGCCGGTCGGGCGTGGGGGATGTCACCGGTCCAGAAGGCGGCAGCCGCCGTCGGCCTGGGCCTCGCTGCAGAGCGGTACGGGTTGCGGTACTTCCGCGACTCCGCCAATCCCAGCGGCATCCTGCACACCGACCAAGAGCTCACGGTCGAACAGTCCAAGCGGGCGATGAAAAGCTGGATTCAGAGTCACCAGGGTCGGCGTCTGCCGGCGGTGATGTCCGGTGGCCTCAAATGGCAATCGGTCACGCTCACTCCTAACGAGTCTCAATTCCTCGAGACCCGCCAGTTCCAGCGATCCGACATTGCAATGTGGTTCCGCATTCCACCGCACATGATCGGCGACACCAACAAGTCCACCACCTGGGGCAGTGGCATTGAGAACATGACCCTCGGGTTCGTGAAATACACCTTGATGCCCTGGCTCGTCTGTATCGAACAGGTGTTATCGGCGCTTCTGCCACGTGGTCAGTTCGCCAAGTTCAATATCGATGACCTTATGCGCGGCGACGTTCTCGCTCGCTGGCAGGCATACCGCATCGGTCGCGATTCGGGCGTTTACAGTGCCAATGAGATCCGCGAAAAAGAGGATCTCCAGCCACTCGAAGGTGAGCAGTACGACCTGCATCTGCAGCCGTCCAACTTCGTTCCACTGGGCACCGATCCCGCGTTAATAGCGGGCGGCGGCGGCAGTGGCGGGACCACCTTCGGCGACCACACGCCCAACCCCCCTGACCACCAGAAAAACGAATACCAACCTGCCGAACAAGCGGACGGCGAGGATGAGGAAGAAGTGTAGGCGGTGCGGTCAGGAGAAATTTTTAACGGATTTCGGCTCCGACCGCCAACGCACTGACGGACGAAGTATCTACTGCCTGGAATGCAATAGAAATCGCTTTCGCGATTATTACGCTCAGGACCCCGTCAAGGGGCGCGAGCGATCACCGGATATTACTTCGGTTAGCGACCTATGCGAACAAAACACTTGCCGGGCAACCCGAACGGCGAGAAAGGAAACTGAATGAAGACTCGCCGTAATCGGCCGGTCGAGATCACCGATGCCCCCGAGCACCGGTCCATCCCGATCGATCGCATTGAGTTGCGAGACGCCAGTGACAACTCGAACGAAATAGTTCTCACTGGCTACGCCTCGACCTTCGAGGAATACGACATGTACGGCGGCCCGTCCGCCATGGGATGGATCGAGCGCATCGATCCCGGCGCTTTCGAGAAGACGCTGCGGGAGAAGCCCGATCTGCACCTTCTGATCAACCACGCCGGTATGCCATTGGCGCGCACCAAGTCGGGCACGCTCGACCTAGTAGCCGATGATCACGGCCTGCATGTCACCGCTCGACTGGATAAGCGCGACCCTGAGGCCCAGGCCCTCTCCGTGAAGATGGCGAGGGGCGACATGAATGAGATGTCTTTCGCATTCCGTGTCAAGGGCCAGGAATGGCGCGCAGCTCCGGGCTTCGAAGAGATCGATGACCAGTCTTACCGCACCATCACCGAAGTCTCCCTGCACAAGGGCGACGTCTCCGTCGTGAACTGGGGCGCCAATCCCACCACGTCTGCGGAGATCAAGTCGGCACCGGAACTGCTTCGTGCGCTCGCTGAGTGCGACGCCGACGAGTTCGCCGAGGTGCGCGATGACAGCGACCTTCTGATGCGTGTCGCCGAGCGACTGTTCCCCAAGCTGGTCGAGTCCGAGGAATCGGACGAGGAGCGCGAGGACGAAGAGACCGAGGAGCGCGAAGACGAATCCGACGAGTCGGAGGAATCCGAGGAGCGTGACGACGAGTCCGAGGACGAGGAGTTCTGGGGTGCCAAGTTGGCCCGCGTGCTCATAGAGGTTGTCGAGCGCATGGACGAGATCGAGGCCCTTCTGGGTGTCGAGTCCGAGGAGCGCGAAGAGGTTGACGAGGTCGAAGAGACCGAAGGCGAGGCAACGGATGAGTCCGAGCCTCGTGGCATGACGCTGGCCGAGGCACTCGCCCAGCAGGGTGTCGTTTCCGAGTCGCGTCTCTCGCTCGCTGCCGCCCTGGCACTTGAAACCGCCTAAGTAACAACAACTTACAGGGAGAGCGTCCGCATATTTGCGGCACTCCCTTGCGAGCCCCTGGCACTGGGGATTCGCCTAAGTCGCCATTCTGGCGCATCCGTTCCGGCACGGAACGGCGAAACACAGTGCCCCACAAGGGCTTACAAAATGAACAAAGGAGGTGTTTCTCCTAATGGAGGAACGCTTGAAGCGGTTGCGCGAATTGCGCGACGCGGCGGCTGCTGCCGTCAAGACGCTCACCGATGAGCGCAAGCAAATTACCGATACTGTCACCGCTGAGGCGCGTGCCGATCTGACCGAGGAAGAGGACGCGGAGTTCCGCGCCAAGACCGCGGCGATTGCAGCCGAGCAGGACAAGTACGACGACCTGCACTCGCAGATCGTTGAGCTGGAGCGCGAGATGAAGCGCTCGGGCCAGATGGACGCGGACGCTCAGGAAGTTGCTCGCGGCACTCACGTCGAGGTCAACGAGCCCCTGACGTACGAGAAGGGCAACGGAGTTTCGTACTTCCGCGACCTTGCCAAGATGTCTGTCGGCCAGGCCGACGAGGTCGTCAAGGAGCGCCTGAACCGCCACGCCACCGACGTGAGCACCAACCGGGATATCCGCAAGCTGGCCAAGGTCGGCAACGAATACCGTAACTTGGACCGCAACGACGGTACCGGTGGTTACTTCGTTCCGCCGCTGTGGGCGATGCAGCGCTTCATTGAGCTGGCTCGTGCCGGCCGCGCGTACGCCAACCTGTGCCCGACCGAGGCGCTGCCGTCTGGCACCGACTCGATCAACATCCCGAAGGTCAGCACCGGTACTTCGACCGCGATCCAGACCGCGGATAACGCGACCATCTCGGAAACCGACCTGGCGGACACCTACGTGCAGGCGAACGTGAAGACGATCGCTGGTATGCAGGGTCTGGCGATCCAGCTCATCGAGCAGTCGCCAGTCGCGTTCGACGAGATCATCTTCCGGGACTTGGCTGCGGACTACGCGACCAAGCTCGACGTGCAGGTCATCTCGGGTTCGAACGGCTCCGGTCAGGTCAAGGGTGTCCGTGGTTCTTCGGGCATCATCACCATCACCGCGACCGATGCGGGTTCCGAACTGAGCAAGGCTCAGACGGCCTACAAGAAGATCGCCGACGCTGTTCAGCGTGTCCACACCCAGCGGTTCCTTCCGCCTGAGGTTATCGTGATGCACCCACGTCGGTGGGCTGCCTTCACCGCGCTGTTCGACGGCAATGACCGCCCGCTGCTGATCACCAGTGGCGCTGGCGAGAACCAGATCGGCGAGTTCGGCGGCGTTGTTGCACAGCAGATCGTCGGCACCATGCACGGCCTGCCGGTCGTGACCGATCCGTCGATGCCGACCACGCTGGGCGCGGGCACGAACGAGGACGTTGTCCACGTTCTGCGTGCTTCCGACCTGCTCCTGTTCGAGTCGAGCATCCGTACTCGCGCTCTGCAGGAGACTCGGGCAACCACGTTGACCGTGCTGCTCCAGGTGTACGGCTTCCTTGCCTTCACCGCTGAGCGTCAGCCGAAGTCGATTGTCGAAATCGGCGGCACCGCTCTTACCGCACCGACCTTCGCCTAAGTAGCGATAGCCGGATAGTGGGGCGTCGCAGAGGATATTCCTTTGTGGCGCCCCACTTGGCGGGGCACCCAAAGGGGAACATTGAGTCAGAAAATCGTTGTCGCCTTCCCGCTGTACCGACAGGTTTCGTCGGGTTGGCTCATGACATGGCTTCAGTTAAAGAAGGACAACGTCGTCGGGGTTGTCGCCAGCGATGGTGCGTACATCACCCATGCGATGGATGCGCTTACAGCGATGGCCTTTGAAAAATTTCCAGACTTTGATCGAATGGTGGTCTACGAGGCGGACATGCTCCCGCCTGTGGACGCATTCGATCACATCGCCACCTATGGCGACGAGCACGACATCGTCGGCTCCGCGTACTTCAAGCATCACTTCCCGCACGACCTTCAGGCGTACGGCCAGCCCAACCCTCCCTACTTCGAGACGCTGCACCGCAATGTTGCGCGACAGATGATCGATAACCCAGGCCTGTATGAGGTCGGGGGAGTGGCAATGGGCCTGACATCGATTTCCCGTCGCGTCCTTGCGGATTGGCCGGGGGATGTTCCGATGTGGACGCCCGCGCCCCCCTTAGTGGGGCATGACCTCCACTTCTGTAACGAGGCGCGCAAGCAGGGTTACCGTGTGTGGCTCGATACCGCCCTCGGCTGCGGTCACATCTCAGAGCGTCCGGTCGGCTACGCCGATTGGGACGCCGTGGACGACTCGCCGCCAGTCCGCAAGGAGTGTGAGAGTTGGATGAATCGCAAGACTCTCCGGATTGCGGAGCCGGTGTGATCTCACTCCTGCTGCCCACTCGGCAGCGCCCTAGCCAGTTGGTCCGCATGACGGACTCAATCGTTGATACAGCGACTCACCCCGAGTTGATCGAGGTGATTACCTACATTGACGACGACGACCAATCCTACGACGAATTGGATCTCTTCGTGGATTGGAACATCGTGCGTGGCCCACGAAGCCATGATGGTCTCGTCGGCAACCTGTCCGTCATGTGGAACCACTGTTATGAGGTCTCTACGGGCGCTATCGTTATGCACTGCGGGGATGACATCGTCTTTCGTACCGAGGGGTGGGACGATGTTGTCCGCCGCGCGTTTGCCGACGTCCCCGACAATATCCTGTTCGCCTTCGGGCGTGACGGGTTTCAGGACGGCAATAACTTCGGCACTCACGGTTTTATACACCGTGAGTGGGTGGAGGCGGTCGGCTACTTCGTGCCGCCGTACTTCGTCTCCGATTATAACGATGTCTTCCTCAATGACGTAGCCAAGGCCATCGGCCGGCATCGGGAGATCCCGATCTTCACTGAGCACATGCACTACATCAACGGCAAGGCCGAGATCGACCAGAACACTCGGGAGCGCCTAGAGCGCCACCAGAGCCACCGACCCGATGAGCTGTACTACAGCGACAAGGTGCAGGGGGAGGTTCGCGAAGCGGTCGAAAGACTACTGGGGGTTATGCAATGACCGCGCTCAGTATCTTGATACCGACCGTCGGGGAACGGGATCAGCGGTTTCGCAAGCTTGTCGCGACACTGACCCCGCAAGTCCAGAAGCACAACGGCTCCGTTGAGGTCGTCGCCTACTGGAACAACTTTGAGAAGCCCATCGCGGACATTCGCCAGGCACTCGTGAACGAGGCCCGTGGCGACTACGTCTGCTTCATTGACGATGACGACGGCGTACCAGCCTATTACTGCGACCGCATTGTCGAGGCCATCGGGAACAATCCCGACTACATCGGCTGGAGGATGCAGCTCTGGTACGACGGCGCGAAGATGAAGCCGACCTACCACAGCATCATGTACGACTCGTGGTTCGAGGACCCGTACGGCTACTACCGCAACATCAGTCACCTGAACCCTGTTCGGCGCAGCATCGCGCTACAGGTTCCATTTGACGGAAGCGTAGGGCCAGAAGACCACAACTGGGCGCAGGCGATCTATCCGCTGATCCAGAGCGAGTTCTATATCGATGATCCGATGTACTTCTATTACTTCAATACAGAAGACAGCATTTGGCGGGGGAAAAGTATGCCAAACAAGAATTACAGACGGCCAACGCTGGGGAAGCACTTTCGGTACCACCCAGACTCCAAGGCGGCGTTCGTCGCCAAATGAAAATCTTTATCACGGGCATTACAGGCACGCTCGGGGAGGCGTTCGCAAATCACCTAGAGTCATTGGGGCACATCATCATTGGTGTCGACCACAATGAGGAGCGAGTCGCAGCATTCAGGCGGGAACATCCCGACATCGATGTGCGACTTGGAGATTTCGGCGACGAGGCCTTTACCTCGCAGCCGGATCTGGTGATTCACCTGGCAGCCTTCAAGCACATTGACCTGTGCGAGGCCACGCCATCGGCCTGCATCTCCAACAACGTCATCAAGACATTCAACCTCTTTCAGGCCGCCCGCCGCAACAACGTGGGCATCCTGTTCATGAGCACTGATAAAGCGGTCGAGCCGCAGTCGGTGTACGGGTATTCGAAAGCGCTGATGGAGACCATGGCCCTCGAGCTGGGTGGAGCCATTGCACGATCAGGAAACATCCTGGCGTCCAACGGCTCCGTGCTCACCGTTTGGGAGCAGGCCATCAAGGCGGGGGAGCCGCTCACGATCACCCATAAGGAGATGCGGCGCTACTTCATCAGCCCAGAGAACTTCGCCACGCGCGCTTGGGATCTCTATCTTGCTGGTGAGACGGTCATCATCCCCGAAATGGACATGGACATCAGGATGGTCGACCTGGCCGAGCGCGTACTACATGAATTCGGCCACTGTTTTCACGAGTATCCGATCAAATACACCGGCCTGAGGCCGGGCGAGAAGCTTGTGGAGAAGCTGCACAAGGGGGATTAGTGAACATCGGCTTTGTCGGGCTGGGGAAGCTCGGCCTGCCAGTGGCGGTGGCCATTGATAGCAAGGGCCACAACGTAGTTGGCTTCGACATCGATTCGAAGGTCCGCGACTACCTCAAGAAGGGCGAAATCCCTTACCGCGAAGAAGGATTGCACGAACTTCTCGTCAATCATCGCGTTGGCTGGTGCGATACCGTCGCAGACGTTGTCGCGCAATCGGATTTGATCTTCGTGGCCATCCAAACGCCACACCAAGAACAATATGAGGGCATCACGCCCCTCCCCGAGGATCGCGCAGACTTCGACTACTCACACCTCACTAGGGCGATTCACGTCATCGCGAACACGTGCGCCGACCAAAAGGTCAAGCGCACGGTCGCTGTCATCTCAACCTGCCTTCCGGGCACGTTCGACCGCGAGATCAAGCCACTGCTCAACGAGTACGTGAGCTACGTCTACACACCGCAGTTCATCGCCATGGGAACGGTCGTGCATGACTATCTGAACCCTGAGTTCAACCTCGTGGGGGTCGATGATATCGATGCCGCGGAGCAGCTCGGCGAGTTCTACTACACGATGAACGATGCGGTCTGCGTACGGACCGACATCAAGACCGCCGAGGGCATCAAGGTCAGCTACAACACGTGGATCACCGCCAAGACGGTCATCGCCAACGCGTGGGGCGAGCTCTGTGAGCGCACGGGAATGAATTTTGACGACATGCTCAAGGCCTGGAGCCTCTCGGACCGTCGACTGATCTCCACCCGCTACATGGACGCTGGAATGTCCGACGGCGGCGGCTGCCATCCGCGCGACAACATCGCGCTGTCCTGGCTGGCCAACGAGGTCGAAATGTCACACAACATCTGGGAGGACTTGATGGCTGCGCGCGAGGACTATGAGGCCTGGCACGCTGCTTGTGCAAGCTTTATGGCCAAGGAGATCGATCTACCATTAGTACTTCTCGGGACGGCGTTTAAGCCGGAAACGGATATCGAGACCGGCAGCCCAGCGATGCTCATGGCGAACATCCTGCGCAGCTATGGCACGCAATTTCTGCATGTCAACGATCTCAGTCCACTTCCGCCGGCTGTGTACTTCATTGCGACCAAGAACAAGAGATACAAGTTCTACGAATTCCCGCCCGGGAGCATCGTGCTCGACCCGTTCGGATACATTCCGGACCGCGACGGCGTGATGGTGCGGCGAATGGGTCGCCGATGAACGAGGTGGCCAAGCGTTTGCGCGAAGATACCGATTACCCTTGGCAAGACTGCATTGAGGCTGCCCGTCGTGGCGTTAGCTACGACATGGCTCGTGAGTTGCTTACGGTGATCTATCGCGAGCGCAAGGGCATCGTGTGGCGGGGGGAAACGACGCGATGAAGATCGTCGGCCTATTGAACTGGTACGAGGAGCACCCGTCATGGCTCGCCGAATGCGTAGCGTCGGCCTCTCGACTCTGTGATCATCTGATCGCGGTCGACGGGGCTTACGCCGCCTTTCCTGGTGCACTGAAGAAGCCCTTCAGCAATAGTGATCAGACGGACGCGATCATGCGGACCGCGGCGGGTGCCGGAATGGGCGTGACCATTCACCAATCTCGCGAACCATGGTGGGGGACCAAATGGGGCGGCGAGGTAGAGAAGCGGGACTTCATGTTCCGCCTGGGGGAGACCTTCACAACACCCGAGGACTGGTATCTGCGTATCGACGCGGACGAGATCCTCACCCATGTGCCACTGGGGACACGCGAGGCACTGGCCGCAACGGAACAGAATGTTGCCGAGGTGACGCTCTGGGAGCGAGAAGCTTCCGGACACATCGGAGAAGTCGTCGACAGCGTCAACGACTATCAGCAGGTATTCCGTTGCCTATTTCGTGCCCTACCGGGCATCAAGATTGAACAAACCCACTTCACCGTGATCGCAGGGGATAAGACCTTGAACGGACTGCATCAGGTTCCGGCCCTCCCGCTATGGGATGTACGCCTGGAGCACCGAACGCGGTTGCGCACCAAGGCGCGTAAGCGGCTGAAGGATGAGTACAACGTGCTCATCAATGACTTTGAAAGAGTAGACGATTGAGCCTAGGTAGACACGACAAACCCGATCCGAATGTTCGCGATCATGTCGGCGATTACGTCAACGCACTCCTCGAGGAGCACGCGACATTGAGCCGCGCCGGCCTTCGGGACCGCGCCGAAGCCGTGGAGGAGCAGTTACGGCTCCGCGGCTATAACGTCAAGGCCGAGAGGCCCACACCGGGCATGAAGGAGCGCGCTGTGACCCCCGAGGTGCTGGAACGCGCCGTCGAGGGGGATGCCCCGCCTAAGCGTCGCCCTGGTCGCCCGAAGAAGGCGGCAGCGGACGAGGCTTAGGGTAGTAGCACCTCAATGCCGAGGCATTTCCCGTCCTTATCGACATCCATATTGATGACGGGATCTTCGGAATAGGTAATCGTTTTCGTGATATGGAACTTCTCGCGTTCCGCGGCGCTTGTTAGCTTGAAGTCTTCCAGCACGCGAACGTCAAATGCGATGTATAGGCCCTTGGAATCCTTGTCGTAATCCAGTCGGGCATTGGTCTCGGGCAGCACGTAGTGGGTCATGGCTCACACCTTTCTTTTTTTCCATCATACCTAAGGGGTGATTAGTGGCCGAAGATCTCGCCGTAGCCGATGTTGAGGCTTATACCGGTGGCCGGATGCTTGCATCAGATGCCGAAACGCAACGCGCGCTCGATGCCGCTCTGGCCAGGGTTCGCCGCTTTTGTGGCTGGCACGTCTCGCCGGCTCGCACGGAAACATTGACCGTCGATTGTCCATGGTCGTCGCTGTTGATTCTGCCGACGATGAAGATTCGCAGCATTACCTCGATCACGGTTGATGGTAATGCGGTCGACCTCACCACGGTACGGACATCGGCAGATGCACCGGGTTGCCTGGAGACTGTCAACTTCCAGCCATGGGGCGGATATCGCACAGATTCCGGCTTTGGTCGGGTCGCGGTTGCGCTCAGTCACGGATTTAGCGCCGCTGAGGCGGCGGACTTCCGTCAGGCCGTCCTCGAGCTGATCGATTCCACCAGCCTGCAAAAGGGAACGGGTGGTAGCGGACCGCTGGTTGAGAAGAAGGTCGACGACGTAACCTACCGCTGGTCGGGCGTGGTCGATCGCTTCCCAGGCAGCATCGCGAAAAATCCGCTCAATGAGTCCCTGCTGTACCAGTTCCGACTCCTGCCGTTCGCGTGAGTTTCGGGAATGACACCGTCTATTTCGTCACGGTGACAGAAGATACGAACAACAGGGACCGCTACGGCAAGCCCGAGAAGATCCGCACCGAGACCGCAGTGACCGGATGTCATTTCCGCCCGCTGACCGCCAAGGAAAAGATCGAGCTCGGCGATATCGTCACCGATCCCTACAAATGCACTGCGCCCCCAGTCTCTACTGCAATGAACGCCAACGCCAAGGATGAACTCAAATTCGATGGCGTCACGTATCAGGTAGTCGGCGGCGCGCGTCCGTTCAGGGATTTGTCGGGGCCATTCAAGGTCACACTGATCTGCGAAAGGATCACGTCCTAAATGGCCGACGTCGACATCGTAGTGCGAGTCGGCGACGTGGACAGTGCCCTCTTGGACGGCATCAACGACAGCGCGGAACTCCGCCGCGTCTACAACGACTTTCTTGACGATGCCGAGGCATTGTGGAAGTTGCTGTGGGAGCAGTCGGGAACGATGACCAAGAGTGGTCACCACGAGTACGAGACCGGCGATTACGTCGAGCACATCAAGACGAACCGAATCCCATATCGCAAGTGGGCCAAGAAGTTTCTTGCAGAGGGCATCCCCTTCGGGTCGGTCTACAACGACAGCCACATTGCGGAGAAGATCGAATACGGCACCAAGGTCGACAAGCCCGGTAGCCGTTCGCCATGGGGTCCTAATACCCCGACTCCCGAATTCGCCATCATGCGCAAGGTCGCCGCGATCATGAATAACGAGGTCAAGGTCACATGACGACTGAACTCTTTGCCTGGGCACCGCCCGATGGCACCGAGGTGCTCATCACCTGGCTTTCCGAGCTCGGTGAAACGCGTGATGAGCGCCCGTCCGGTGGGGATTTACCCTTCCGGATGGTCAACAGGATTATCGGCACCGATGACCGGCTGACCGACATGGGTCATTACTCGATTCACACCTTCGCCGAAACGAAGCCGGATGCACAGTATGAGGCGGGGGAGACGCACAAGCGGCTCCTGGCCTTGGCCGGCCAATTCACCGGCCAGCAGAAGGTCACCATCAGCGATGGCCAAGAGGTTTATGTCGATGACGTCAAAGTCATCGAATCCCCCCATTTTGTCCAGTGGGATGACGAGAATTCGCTGTACCGATTCGTCGGTACCTATCGCGTGGATCTGCGGTACGTCGCGACCTAACTAACCGGAATCCGTCGAGGGCATTTGGTGCAGACCGTGTCCTCATACGGATGCCGGAAGCCGTCGTATCGCTCCACCACAAAACTATGTCGCCCGCGGCATTGCGGCCCTGGACCTTGAATCTTGCGTCCCAGCCGTATGTCACCCAGAACTATGCGCCGACTGCCGTCAGCGTAGTGCTCCACCTTTGAGTTTTCGAGCACGGCTCGGGTGAAAGAAGCGAGTGTCACATCGACACGTTAGCACGCTTATCCCGCGTATGTCTACGCACAAACACGGGTCTTTACCCGAGAACAGTCCCAGAGAGGAACAAAGAAAATAAATGGCTAAGTACCGCGCACTTGAGGACGGCACCTTCATTAGCGAAGGCAAGGTCGTTTCCGTCAAGGCTGGTCGGACAGTTGAGCTCGATGATGATCAGGCTCTGTCACTCGCCGGCAGGATCGCCCCAATCGAGGAAAAGGATTCCATGTTCCCCGGTGGCGCTCCGATTATCGGTTCGCACATCACTCGCGCCGTGGCGCCTCACGACATCGTCGGCGAGCCCACTGAGGTGCCCGAGGTAGCGCCGGAACCAACTCCCACCCCCAAGACTTCTAGCCCCAAGAAGCCGGAAGACAAGTAAATAGCCGCCCGTACAGGGCAACGAAAGGAACAACTGAATGGCCCTGCCTGCTAATGGCGGAACCTACGCGGCCCAGCTTCAGCCCGGCATCAACCCGCTGGCGGTTCGCAAAGCCATTATCACGGACATCCTTATCCGTGATTACCTGAATAGCGATGGCACCGTCCACAGTCTTGCGGATGCTGACATCGGCCTCAATGACGACGGGTATTTCTCGCCCTTCGCTCAGGACGGCAAACTGCGTACCGATCTACTGATCACTTCCGACGACGACAATCTTGGTTTCTACCACATTGGCTCGTTGCATGAAGACGGCAATGAGATGGGTTACAAGACCAACGTCGCCAACACGATGATCGCGCAAAGTAAGCGCGCCGTCCGTTTCGACGTGACCGAAGACAACGACATCGTCACGATCAAGGCGCTGGAAGGCAATCCGATCGTTGACGCACTGCGTTACGACCTGCCTCTGGCGGACCTGCCTGACATCGGCCAGGCCGGCTACACGATCGCGAAGCACGCGGAGACCCAGCTCATTGAGCGTCAGGTCATCGCACTCGGCTTCGACGGTGATAACTACTTCGCCCAGACGTTCCCGCGCATGGCGCTTCAGGATCGCGGAAATGCGAAGTGGAACAAGGCCGATCCGGACACCATGGAGGTCCACCTGGGCTCCCTGCTGTGCCCGTATGTCGGCAAGCCCGTGCTGTGGCACCGTGAAGGTTCCTCGTGGCGTGGTCTGCAGGGCGCTCCGGTGTTCTCGGATACCCCGACTGCCGTCGCGGTCTCTGGCCAGAAGGCCACCGTCACGTTCACCACGCCTACCTCGAAGTCGTCTTCGTACACCTACGTGGTGGAGAAGTCAAACACCGGCACCAGTGGCTGGACCACTGCTACCCCGGTCTCGACCGTGGGTAATGGCACCGTCGACATCACCGTCAGCGGCATCACCTCGTCTTTGACGTGGTACTTCCGCGTGAGGGCGACCGGTACGAACGACATCACGACCACCTCGGCTGTGTCAGTGTCCATCACTGGCGTTTCCTAAGCCGTATTTCACGAAAGTCCCCTTATTCACACTCGCTGTGAATATGGGGCTTTTTGTGAATCTAGACCCCCGCTAGTGCTGAACCTGGGCTGTGTTCAGCATTGGCGGGCTTAACAGCCTTACAGCCCTTTAACTTTCAAGGAGTACACCGTGGGGAACAGTCCACGTATACCGGTCTCTGTCGTAGAGGCCAAGGAACAGGCAGCGGAATACTTCGGTTTCACCGCGAGCAAGTTCATTCAGGTCGATGGCGGCAAGGTCTTTGAGATCCCTAACCCCGGCCTGATGAATGACGATCAGCAGGAACGCTGGGACGAGCTGCAGTTCGCATTGGAGAAGTGCGACCGTGAGCCGGATATCGAAATTCCGGAGCGGACCGTCACCGATGCCGACGGCACCACTACGGTGATCCCGGCACAGACCATCCCTGGTCAGGTCTCTCTCCCGCACCGCGTGAATGGTGAGCTCCTCAAGCCTCCGTACAACGTCCGGTTGGCCATCGCCCTGTTCGGGGAAGATGGCTACGCCGAGTACAAGGCCGGTGGCGGTATCGCCAACCAGATCGCACTGGAGTGGGCGCGGATGAACCGTGAATACCAGGAGCGGGTTGAGGAAGACCCCAAAAGTGGTGGAGGCAGTCCCACGCTGGCGGTTGTTCCCTCGGGAGATTGAGTCTGACCTCTCTCTCTATCACCACATCGACATAGGCGATTGGCATGAAGGGCGACTGAGTAGTCGCCGGTTTATCGCCTTGCTCGATGGGTTGCCTGCCGAGTCTTGGTACAAGGTCGCACTTGTCTCCTTTATCGAAGAAATGCAAGACGCGGAGGAACGACGTCACGCAAAAGATGTTTCCAGTCTCATTTTCGCACAACTAACCGGCCAGGAGGTGACCGCTAGTGGCTAAGGTCATAGTCGACTTTATCGGCAAGTGGTCCAACCTGGGCCGAATGCGCCAGGATGTTCGAAACGACCTCCAGCAGTTGGCTCGCGATTCGCAGGCGGATTTCGCTCGCGAAATCGAGAATGCTGGACCCAAGGTCCGCAAGGCGCTGCTGAAGAACTTCGATATCAGCAATGACATCGCAAAAATGCAGCAGAAGGTGCAGCAGGCGATCAGCGGTCGCGCCAACGAGACCGCTCGCCTGAATGCCCTTGATGAACGACGCAATAGGCTTGATGCCGAGGCCATTTCCAACGCGCGGACCCTCAGTTACTTCGAGACCGCGCTTGGTAAGGCCAAGTCCGACCGCGCCTCACAGGAGCGTGTCCTGGGCGACCTTCAGCGTAAGTATTCCGAGGACTCGGCCAAGCACGCTAAGCAGCTCAAGGAGATTCGCGACCTCGAGCTGTCGCTGACAGAGGCCCGCCTCAAGGGTCAGCGGACCGTCCAGAACCCGACCACGGGTCGCTTCATGAATCTGACGCAGGGAAAACTGCTGAAGAATCAGTGGCAGCAGGAAGAGTCCGACTTCAGGGCGTCTCTGGCACGCCAGTCCGCCGATATCGACAGGGCCAAGGGCAAGTTCGCCGAACTCGACGAGTCGGTCAAAACCACCCAGTCCTCGATCGATCGCGGTCGCAAAAACACCGAGCAGATCACCAAGGATCTGACGCAGGCGAACAAGGCGTTCTCCGACTCTCAGCGGGATGTAGCGCGCTACACCGATGAAGAGACTCGCAATCGAGAGCGCCTGAACCGCAGCCTGCTTGAGCAGATTGATGCTCGTGACAAGCTGCGACGCGCAACCGGCGAAGAGGATGATCGCAAGAAGCGCAATGGCTTTGGAGGCAAGGTCTCCGCAGCGCTTGGTAACTCGCTTACTGACATCCCATTCGTCCCAAGCGGTCCCGCGGGTCTTATGGTGTTCGCCGCCGTTCTGCCGGTTCTGGCTCAGGTTGCGAACATGGTCACGGTCGCCACGCAGGCGCTGTGGTTGATGCCCGCCGCGCTCAGTGCGGTCGGCATCGGGTTTGGCACCGCAGCGCTGGCGACCCACGGCTTCGGCCAGGCGCTGCAGGATATGGGCGATCCGAAGAAGTTCGCCCAGGATCTGCAGGGAATGGCACCGGCTGCCCAGCAAGCAGCCTTGGAAATCCAGTCGCTGGTCCAAGGCCCGCTGGGTGAGTTGAAGCGCGCCGTTGAAGAATCCTTCTTCTCCGGAATCGGCAAAGAGATCCGCGATCTCACCAACCAGTACCTGCCATCGGTCCAGACGCTTCTAACGAGCATCTCCGGTTCGTTCAACGGGGCGCTCAAGGGTATCGGCGATCAGTTGATGCAGCCCGATACCCAAGCGGCACTGCAGAACACCTTCAACAACATCGCCACCTTCTTCCGCGAAATCTCCGCAGCAGCCCCCAATGTGGTCAAAGCGTTCGCCGATATCGCATCGGTGGGTTCGGACCTCCTGCCCGGCATCGGACAGTCTATTGCTGAAGCTGCACAGGGTTTCGCGATGTTCATCCGCGACGCTGCCCAGACGGGCGAACTGAAGCGGTGGATGCAAGAGGGTATCGACGCGGTTAAGGGCCTGGGTCAGGTGATCTGGGGACTTCTGCAGATCATCTACGACGTTTTTGGCGGCGACGCTAAGCAGTCGGTTGAAAACTTCAAGAACGGCCTCAACAACATTCGCGTTGTTGTTGCCGCGCTGAATGGAGACTTCTCCGGACTCGGCGCGATCATCCGCAAGAACTTTGAGGATGTGAAGCTCCCCGAGCTAATGGGGGAGTGGGGCACCGCAGTTATCAACTGGTGCAACAGCTTCGTTCAGAATGTTGTCAACGGTCCGATCAAGTTCCTCAACTATCTGTTGAACATGTGGAACGCTATCCCGCTCTTGCCGGATATCCACATTCCCGAAGTACCGAGCTTCAGCCATACCTACAACAACACGTATGACGGTGGCCCCTCCGGTGGGACCACAACTGGCGGTGGACATTACGTCCCCGGCGGAGGCCGTACCCCCGGCTTCACCCCGCCTACACCCGCCTTTGGTCAGCCCGATCTTGGCGGTAACGCCAACTCTCAGCGTGAGCGTCGAGGCCTCGCGCCCCTTCCGGCTCCCGCAAACGGCTTCCCCACAGCCGGCCTTGATCCATGGACGAATCTCCCCGTTCCCGCTGCGCCCCCCGCCGGCGGTGGCAGTAAGCCGAGCCAAAAAGATATCGATGACCAGATTCGCGCTGGCATCCCGATACAGAGCATCGACCCGTTTGCACCTATTGGTGGCGGGCCTGCATTACCCGGCCCTGGACTCCCCGCCGCTGGCCCCGGTGCCACTATATCCGGCCCATTCGGAATCCAGATTCCTATGCCGGGTGGCGCATCACCGTCGGGCCTTGGCGGCGCCGTCGATCAGAAGGCGCTCAGCGACAAGGCGCACGAGTTGCAGAAGGATGCTTGGGATCTCGCTCGCGAGATGCAAGACCTTGAGGTGTTCAAGAAGGACAACCTGCACACTCAGGCCGAAATTATCGATCAGGAACACAAGGTCCAAGAGCTGAGGTGGAAGCACGACAGCGACCTGATGGAATATCAAAAGATCCAGCAGGGCAAGACCGCTAGCGGTTCCTCTGGGAATAATTCACTGGGCGCTGGGCTGGACAATGACCTCGGCCTCTCTAGGGGGCTGCCAGGTCTCGCCGATAACCTCGTGAGGTTTGTCGGCACCCTGTTGATGTCGCCGATTTTGGCTGCGCTGAATCAGATTACTGGCGGTAAAAGCGCCAGTGAGACTGGCTTCGGCCTGCTTGGTGTCATGGGCGCGAATGCGGGCCTTGGTGGCACCTCTGGTATGCCGAATTACGGCGGTGCCAGCGTGTCGGGTTACGCCACTGCTGGTGGCCCTATTGGTAGCAAGCTCCCCGGCGAGTCGGATCGCGACTTCGCCCACCGAGTGATGGCGCCATATTGGCAGAGCCAGGGGCTGCAAGTGGGTGACCACGCTGCAGATCAGTACAAAGAGCACCAGAACGGTGCACTGGACATCATGGTGCCCAACCTTCAGGTTGGTCAGCAGGTTCTTCAGCAAGTGCTATCGGACCCCAACGTCTACGGTGCGATCTTCAATCGCCAGTCGTACGGATACGGGCACGGCATAGCGGGTCAGCCATATACCGGCCCCAACCCTCACACCGATCACGTCCACGCGTTCTACAAGCCTGGTGACCCCAACGACATCACGCCCATGGCGGGTGGTGGCCCACTCAATCTGGGTGGATCATCCGGTGGCTTTGGCGGCGGAAATATTCCAATCCCGTTGCCCGTCACCATCGTTGGTGGCGGAGGTGGCGGTCCTGGCGGACTGCCTGGACTTCCGGGCGGAATCGGACAGAGCGGTGGCATACCAGGGGCTAACAATGCCGGTTACGGCATCCTCGGCAATGGCGGTGGCGGCCTCAATTGGGACGCCCTCGCTGCAGCGGAATCCGGCACGCCTGGCGTACCTGGATCAGCCAACTGGGCGAATAAGACCAACCCGAAGTACTCGGGCGGTCTGCAATTCAACCAGGGCACCTGGAATGACTACAAGCTTCCCGGCTTCCCTGATATCCCAGCCGACGCAACCAAGGAACAGCAGATTGCTGCTGCCCAAAACGCACTGTCGCAGGGGCGTACTCCGCAGTCGCTATGGCCTCAGAACTATGGCCTCTTAGGGGCGCCGGGTGGCGGTGCTGGCCCATTGCCGGGCATTATGCCCGGTGCTGGTGGCACAGGCTTCCTCGGAGGCGGCACCCCCGCTGGCGGCAATCCCTATAACCAGGAGCAGGCACCGGTTGGCCGTAATACCGGCGAAGGTGGCTGGCAGCCGCAGGGTGGTGGTGGCTTCGGTATTTCCGGTGGCGGTGCCATCGGTGCCGGAATGGCCGCTGCTGCTGGCGCTGGCGCTGGCGGCGCTGGTGCGGGTGTCGGTGCTGCTATGGCATTGGCACAAACAGCTCAGCAATTGATTAACCGCACTATCGCCTATGGCGGTCAGGCGGCGTCTATTGGTGTGCAAGGTTTGTTCGAAACATTCGGCTTGAGTCAAAGCCCATTGGGCGATATGTCCAAGTCTTGGTTCGGACGCGTACTCAGCGGCCTGGCTGGCGCACGTCCCGCCGTTCCGAATATGGCCGGCAAACAGTCCGACGATAAGAAGGACCAGAGTAAGCAGCAGCCTAATGCTGATCAAGCACAGGGCAAGCAGGGCGGCCCAATGGTGAACATTGAGAGCTTCGTCCAGGCACCAAACCGCAATGGTCAGCAGACCGCGCAGGATCTCGCGCTTCAAATGCATGCCGCAGGAACACCCCGATAAGGAGATAGATGGAATCGTATCCGCCTACTCAGGTAACGAAATACGGTATCGATCTATTCAAAGAAGGCATTGAGCCTCACATCTCCTATGTCAGTCCCGATGGCGAGTTGACGTTCTACCTCAATGGCGGCCTGGCTCCTACGCCAGGCGTCACTGAGGGGGTCGTCCTCAAGGAAGGTTTCGAGGGGCTTCACCCCACGTTCCAGCACCTTGACCACAAGGGAGCCCGACAGGACGGCGCCACGTGGACGGACACGGTTTTCGATCCGGCTCAAATCACCTTCGACGTTATCTGTACCGCACGCACGCCCGAGAATCTCCGCAAGGTTATCCGCAAGTGGTTCGCCTCCTGGGACCCGGAAAAGCGGGGCACCCTCTCCTGGGTTACCCCCGATTCGGGCGAATGGTGGTGTCACCCACGGCTGTTCCGCTCACCGCCGAATAAGACGGAGCGAAGCTATGCCCGTAGTCGCGAGCAGACCTTCACCTGGACCATCCGTAACGACGACGCCTTCTGGCGCAGCTACGACTCGGTGTCCCAGTTCCGCTTTGAGCACAACGACGCCATTGACCTCTTTGAGCGCAATGACGTCGGGGACCTTGGCCCTAACTGGACGCAGACCTATTCCGGCCCCGGCGCCGGCGTCTGCGAGACCGACGGCCATCGCGCCGTATGGACCCGCAGCGGCAATCAGATCCGCACGGTCATCAACAAGTGGAACGGTCAGAATGAGGTACAGGTCGTCAATGTCGTTGGCTCACCAACGACTTGGAAGCTGACCTACAGCGGTCTCCCGACGGCCAACATCAGCGGCGGAGCCTCCGCTAGCGATGTCCAAACGGCGCTTGAGGGGCTGGCCAACATCGCCCCTGGCGATGTGTCGGTCACCGGCTCAAATCCGTACACCGTCACCTTCACTGGCTCACTGGCGGGCACCAACGTCTCGCAGATGGTTGGAACCATCGTGGCTGGCGGAACCAATCCGTACGTCACAGTGGCGACGACCACCAACGGTAAGCCAGGCGTCACGGCGACCGACAATCAGGTTTTCCACATCCAGCTCGATGACTTCTTCGAGTGGCCACTGGGCATCCACACCTATTTCGACATCTGGGGCCGCATGAACAGTGCGAGCACCTCGGGTATCCGGTGCCGGATCGGCATCAGTGGAATCACGTTGTCGGCCTTCGTTGGCGGCATTGAGACCGAGCTCAAGAACAGGTCATTCCTACTGCCCCCACTCTGGGGGGAGAAGTGGACCCTAGTCTGCGGTACGGGCACCAGCTCGCGCACCTTCAAGGTTCTGCGCGACGGCTTCCCGATCCTTACCTACACCGACCGTAACAACGTGTCCCAATTGGGAGCGTCGTACCGCGGTGGAGGGTTCGGCATGCAGGCGGGCTCGGCAACGAGCCAGCAGCGCGTACCACCAACGCTTTTCAAGTGGTCCATGGGGGACAACGCCACTCTCACCCAGTCTGGTCATCTCAACTTGACCAACTTCGGTGACCAGGAGGCCTTCCCAGACCTCGTTGTCTATGGGCCGGGGACGTTCTACTTCGGTAACGGCCCCGACGCGGAGCCGACCATCACATTCGGCCCCCTTAAGGACGGCCAGGTCGCGCTCCTGAAGACCCATCCGGGTATGCGTTCTGTCTACGACATCAGTACCGATGTCTCGGAGCAGGATCTACCCCTATTCCAGAATTTCATTGCGAAACTCATCAGCTTTGCGTTCAACAAGAACATCCCACCCCTGTTCCAATGGTTTGAGAGCCTCTTTGGCATTCAGCCACAACAGGGTCCCATGTATTCCCTCCTGAATGGACGGTTTACAAAGGGTGTTCCTGGTCGGACGCTCGCCGCGTTACCAACGACATCTCAGATTTCGGTGAAAATCAAGGATGGCGATGCTGATTCGAAAGTTGTCGCTGCCCTAACACCTCTGAGACGATGGCCCGAGTAGATTTAGATTCCGATACCCTTGAATCCCTCAAAGAGAAGCTAAAAGGCGACGTATATACGTCGGTCAACGCCGCGCGTATGCTGGCGGAACTCGACCAGGCCGCTGTTAATGACACTCGCGTCATTGTTACGGTCTATGACAAGTTCTACACCCCGCTTGGTGAATGTAGCGACTACCTCTCGGTAGCGTGCACATTCCCGCGCAATAAGGTCGAAACAGGCAAACTGGAGCTTAAGCGCAGTGACCCTTTCGCAGATGTCGCATTAACCTGCCATGAGAACACCGTGCCGATCACTATTGAGATCGGCCGGCTTCTCTGGTCGGGGCGCGTGAAGATTGCGCACGACAACTTCAACAACGACCAAAAGGGCGACTACGTCGAGTGTGAGCTCGAGGGTGATTTTGCCTGGCTAATGAAGATCCTTGCGTGGCCGAATTTCCTGCTTCCCTTGCAGGTGCAATTCCCGCCCCGAGGCGTCGCAATTGGCCCCGCTATCTCTGTTTTGAAGTTCCTCGTCGGCACGCAGACATTCCGTCTGCAATCAGGTCTCTGGGACATCTTCAACCAGCTTCTCAGCCTCGAGCTGGACTGGCGCGCATGGTTTGGTACGGCGCTTATGCAGGACCCCGATGGGCCGGATGGAAAATTCGACCTGTCGGACGTTATGCGAATGCTCCGAACGCCCATTTATGTGGTGCCCACCAATCCATTGATCGACACCAGTCCGTTCATCTCCATCAACTGGAGAATGGACAAGCTGGGCACGCTGTTCGAGCAAACCTGCAAGGACAACGGCCTGGTCATCGAGGTAAAACTCTGGAGGCCGGGCGATCCGCAGCCGGGCAATGACCCGATGCTGCGGCTATTCCCATTGACGGTTCCGACTATTGTCGTCGACATAAAAGACCGCATGGGAATTGTCGGTCCGACGGGTACGTTTATCGACGGAATCCTGCGCGTTCTGGTGGATCTTCAGGGTTCGTTGTTCGGCGATCTATTCGCGCCGTTCTTGAATCCCAATGGTGAGTATGCCCCAGATGGGTGGAATATCGCACCCTCTATCGGCGTCAATTTCATGGCACCGTGGACCATTTTCAATGCCGACCATCCTAAGGGCGGCGTAAAGGGACGAATGTCTCACCACTATCCCGAATCTTGGCGCGTGATAGTGGGCGGAAAATCACCTAAATGGATGAACGATTTGATCAATGCGACTTTGGCATGGATTTTGGACATGATCATGATCGTCATTGGTATTACAGGTGTGCCAAGCAACCTTTTCGATGGCCTTTTCAACGACGTACTGCTGGCTTTCCAGCTCGCGGATAATTTCCCGAGACGACTCAATATGGGTCCTTATGGCTATCCAGAAGTGTTCGTCCCGACGGGCCACGCTCCGTACACGATCGACGCCATCTTCGCGCTGAAGCGCGAAATGTGGAATACCCGCGGATACATATCCGGACAGGTCACCTTCCGCAATGGCGAGCCCTACGAAGTTGGGCGAGATGTATTCCCAGGAGGCTTGGCCACCATCATCCGGAATAACAAGATCTACACGGACTACATCGAAAACATCGTAATCCAAGACACGCGCGAAGCCCGTGCCGATGTCTTTGTTCAGATCGGCGACGGCCAACAGCAAGAAGCACCCGTCGTGAAACTGCAACGAAAGCTCACCGGCTACCTCGAAGCGATCAACATTCTCACCCTGGCAACACAACAGTAAGGGGGTCCGTACATGGGAATTACCGTTGACGGAACTGACATCGTCTTTGACGGCCAGGTCAAAGTCGTTAATGGGTTCAACCCCGATACCGGTGTTGCCTATCTGATTCTGACGCCTGATGGTGGGGTCGGGACTCTGCCGTTCTTCGATGACGGCGATCCCGGCCTGCCACCGGTCTTCGACTCCATCACCATGGAGGAAGTCGATCCAGAAGACGACCTGCCCACGCCCAACCCCACGGTCACCGTGGTCAGCACGGGCGGGCCTGGCATCGCTTCGCATTACACGATGAAGTTCTACGTCCACAAGGGTGAGCCCGGCTCACTGGGCGCGTTCCAACTGCGTGATGCTTCCGATGTTGATAGTGGCGTCACGCTGGACTCGACCGCCGATGGCTACACGTTCGTCTATGACTCGGCCACGGACCTGTTCATACCCGAGGCACAGCGCGTCGGAGATGCCTATGTTCCGTCGGCCATTGCCTCTACAGCGTTCAATAACACCTCACCGCGCACGCTGGCCACTGTGGCCATTCCGGCGCAGCCATTCCCATGGCGCCCAAGGGTGTTCGGTTCAACGGTGGTTACTGGTTCGTCGGACACCCGTGTGGATCTGGTGGCACGTTTGAACAACGCGTCTTCGGGTGACCAGGTTGGCTATTCCAAGGGCCTGGCCGGCGCAACGCCACCGCCAAACATCCTAATCCCCGCTGCCCCAGCCGGTTCGGCTATGCCGGGTAGTTACGGGAGGGTGGCGGCCGGTGCTGCTGCAACGGTCTACCTGCGCGCGGAACAGAAGGCTGCATCAAGCAACTCGTGGTCGACACCCGCTGATCCGGACACGACCTTCTGGGTTGAGATCTCGCCGCTGCTGTGACCGCGCCGCTCGAAAGCAGAACGTGGCCGAGCGACCCCACTGGACCTAACCAAGCGCCAGCGGGCTACCACACGCCGGCGACGCTTGCGAATCCTAACCAGGACCCGCCGAAGTCATCGAACGAGATCGAGGCGTACCGCGGCAACTTCATTGAAATGATCCTGCGCAAGGTCGTTGAGGCCTTGACGGGATCGTTCATCCCTGGCCTGGGGCACGCCTTCGGGCAGTTGGTCACCTGGGCCACGAGCACGTTGCCGGATCTCATCATGACGCCGATCCAGCAGCTCGTTGATGCGATCATCGCCATCCTGGGGCCGATCCCCATCGTGGGTGGCCTCATCGAAAACCTCGCCAACTTCCTAGGCCTAACAAGTCAAAGCGCTCAGGATGCGCAGGACACTGCCGATTCAGCACTGACGCAGTTGTCTTCGGGTGCAGACATTTTCGACAACTTCGACCGCTCCGACGCCACCGACCTAGGGGCCGACTACACCCAGAACTACGGCTCTGGCAGTGGCACGCTGGGTATCTACCGCAATGACGCGGCCTGGCGCACGTCGGGCTCCAACGTCCGCCAGGGCGATGCGATCCACAATACGGCACTCAGCAATGACAACTGCGTTGTCAAGGTAATTACCAGCAACAGCATTGACAACGTCAATACCGACCCGTATTACCACATCATTGGCCGGTCGGATGCCGCAGGGGATAACTATGTGGTGGCTTATGTCCACCGCACTTCGCTGGAAATCGGCTATGTCGCTTCGGGCACCTATACGCAATGGGACACCGTATCAATCTCGGTGAATAAGGGTACATGGGAGCTGCATTGCGGCTCCGGTGGCGACCCCTATGACTTTGAGATCTTCCTTGATGGAAATTCAAAGCTTTTCTACAACGACGGTGCCCACGATTCATCTCTCGGCGCTCTCTATCGGCACCCCGGCTTCGGCATGGACGCGGGCAGAAAGCTGTTCGGCACGTACTCACAATATGGGCCTCCGAGGATCATCGTATTCGCTGCCAGCAATGCATAAAGGAGACATTGAAAATGACTACCCGCTCCGCATCCTTGTCCTGGGATGAATGGGAGCTGACCAATCAGGCTGCGGCAGATCAATGTGCCGAGGAATTGTATGAGGCCGGCTTCGCGTCCAACACGGACCGAGGCTGGAATCAGCAAGGCGTTGCCTATCGGAAAATCGAGGTCCACCTTCCCGACCCCACGCCGTCAATCACGGCATTTGTGGGGGCGGGCTCATGGATCGTCCTACTCGCCGGCGGTGTCCCCGAGGTACTGACCGACGAACAACACTCCCTGCGGTTCCCGCAGGAATAAATGGGTCGTGGATTACTCCACGCCTATCAAGTTGCGACGAAGCGACCGATATTTACGGCCACTACGCCTGCTCTAACTAATTCACCACTCACTAATTCAAGGGGAACAACCTCATGGTGAACTCTGCCCAAAAATGGGTTTACAAGGCCGTACTTACGACCGCTCCGCTCGGAATTGCAGCGCTTTTTGCTTCGGCTGCTGCGCACGCCGACACGATCCTTATCTCAGGTCACGACGACGGGGACTGCTGGGGCTATGTGCAACAGCTCGGTGATCAGCAGACAGGCGTAGTACCGCCTGGTACGACCCCGCTGAATCTGCCGCCCGGTGTCTCCTGCGCCAACTACAGCGCACAAATGGCGCCGCTGGAAGGCCAGTGGATCAGCACCGAGGATTCGACGAACGAGGGCGCTCAGCGTGCCTACGACATTTGCGCCGATATCCAGGGTCGACGCCCTGGCGCTCAGTGCACTTTCCGCGCATTCTCCGAGGGCACTCTCGCTGGTGCCAAGGTGCAATGGCGCGAGGTGAACGAGGGTAATACCCGCACTAATCTGGTGACCGACGGCGACGCGATCGGCTCGACCAATCTGCTCAAGGCGCCGATTGTGCAAAACCCACTCGTTGGCTCGCTGGCATGCTCGAATCCGACGGACAACGTCCCAGTGTCGATCAATCCGAATGGCATTCCTTGTATGGATGCGCCGCCGAACACGGAGCGCTACTACAGCAAGTATGATCCATTCGCCAACGGCAATCAGGACAACCCGGTCGCACTGCTCAATGACGCGTTCAACGCCGACGAGCACAGCATTCAGAACCCGAACGATCCGCACGTGGATTTCAAGGGTCCGAATGGCGAACTCAATCACGTATTCGATGTGAATGATCCCGATCCGGTGCCATTCGCCCCGATCGACACTCACATTCCGGATAGCCAGCAGCCGGTGAGGTCGCAGACGCCGAGCTTCCCCGGCGAGCTGCAGTGCCCCGGCGGTTACTACACGCCCGGTGACGCACCCTGCTAACCCACTCCTTCTAGACGATGCGGAGTGCGTGGTCTGCGGCTGTCCAGTCAAGGACCACGCACCCCTCCGCTACGTCCTGAGGGCGTGGATCAAACACCGGCTCTTGGAGAGGTTTAGATGACAGACACGATATTCGCCGATGTCTCGTACTACCAGGCGGCGGCGGATAACTCCTATCCCTATCGCGTGCTGTCGATTCGATCGAATGACGGCAACTTCCGCGACCCGAAGTTCTATCAGAACTACAGATGGTGCGTGGACGCGGTCGAATCCGGCCGCCTGGAGTTCTTCATCGTCTACTTCTACTGGCGTACCAGCTCTGGCGATGTCGACACCCATGTCGACATGGTCACTCGGGCCGGGGGGCCGCACCCGAAGATGGTCACGATGATCGACCTCGAATCGGGGGGCAACCCCGGTGGCGACTGGTCGGGAGAGCTGAACAACGAATTCAACCGCCTGGCTGGCTGGCTCGGTAACCCGCTGAGGGTCATCGCCTACGCCAACCGGTCGGATTACCAGAACATGTGGCGCAATCACCCCGCGAGTCTGCGGTGGGTCGGTGCGGGATACCCCACAAATCCCAACCTGCCCAATCAGATTGCCCACCAGTACACCAACGGCGTGATCAATGCCGGTGGACTTCCTTTGGGCGCACCGCCTTTCGGCAACTGCGACATGAACAGTGCCAATGGCCTGAGTCCCGAGGAGTTCGCCGCGGCGTGCGGTGTTGGCGCAGAGGATGAGGACGAAATGGCTGGATGGACACCAGAATTGGTGTTCCGAGCGATGGTATTGCTCGAGAACCAGGCGGGAGTGCGACGCCCTAGTACGGCACGTTTCCGCCACCTCGGCGAGGGCGACGTGAACACGTGCGCCGGCTTCGCCTGGACTGCTGACGGGAACGTCTACGACAACTTGATCATCAAGCTTGCCGAGTACGGAGACCCTGACGCGCTCAATGTACTGCGGGAGATCGCTTCGGCTGACCCGCAGAAATATCCGGACCGCCAGGGGGATCGCGCAACAGCCCAGCGCATTCTCACCAAGCTGTCCAAATAGGAGAGAGGATGGCCCGTCACATGGCGGATGCCCCAACCGGAAAGATCGCCAATCTCTTGACTGCAATCGCAGGCCTCGTCGTAGCCGTTGTTGACCTACTCCCCGCGGAGTGGGCCAACTGGGTGCACGGCAGCCGCAAGTTCGTCGTAACGGGCGTAGGTGGCGCTGTAAGCCTCCTGGCCGCGCTTCACGAGCTGCCCCTGCCACCGAACGTGGCCGGCCCCGTGGCCGCAGGCCTGATGGCCTTCACGGCACTTGCGACGTGGCTGACGCCTAACCGGAGTTCATGATGTTGGACTGGCTTCGCGTCATCACAGAACATTGGCCGACGGTCGGACTGGTAGCCAGCCTGTTGATCGGTGTCTATCTGCTCGCGCGTTACTACAACGGTGCCGAGATGAGCGACATGCGGCGACGAGTCGACTATCTCGACGAGCAGGTTCGTGCTCTGCGGTACCGGGACCAGTGCTACTTCGACTACATCGTCTTTGACGAGGGTTACCACCAGCGCCACATGCTCATCGCGGCTGAGAAGGGCTGCGAAGTCGAGCAGCACGTCTCATTCCTCGACTTCCGCGACAAGTGGATGCGAGCCCGTGGCCTACAAGAAGAACAGGAGCACATTTGGCGTTGATAGACGTGACCGTCTACACCCCCAATGCCCCTTGCACGCAATGCACCACAACGAAGATGCGACTCAAGAAGAAGAACATTCCGTTCAATACGGAGATCGCCGACGACGCCACCATTGATAGATACCGGGACGAGGGTCACGCCTCATTTCCGATCGTCAGGGTAGAGTTCGGCGACCGAGACCCGCTGGTCTGGAGTGGATTCCGACTGACAGAGATTGACCGCCTGGCCGACTTAATCGGCTAAGACCCGCCCCTCCGGCGCTCCCGATGCGTTCCCCCATCGGTTGTAGCGCTGGGGGGGCTTTCCCTTATTTCAGGACCGCGCCGATAATCGGTTCCTTACGTCAGCCCAGCCGCGCTGGGCAGTAGGTGTGAAAATCGCCGGAATAGGGTCGGCCGCAGTCGGGGCAGGGTGTGATTTCAACCTCGACGCTGCCGGGGTTGCCGCTGCTATACCGCTCCGCTGCTGCGGCGATTGCTGCACGTAGGTCGGCGCGTGCAGCCTCCAGCTCTTCACCTGGTGCCGAAACATGGCGACGCACCTGCGCGATGCCGAGAGTATTGCCGAATCCACGCCAGAACGCACGCCATCTGCTCATAATTCAACTCCCTGTCTAGTACCGATAAGTGGGCGCTGGGCCGTCGTTCGGTTCATATGTCAGGTTGCGCCGACGCGCAGGAATGGGGTGCTCGCGTGCGCGGTACATGATCTGACCCGCGTGTCGACCCACTCATCTGCACCCACTGGCAGCATCAGCCACGTTCCCCACTCTGCCCATTTGAACAGATAGCCAGTGTGTGACCTCCACACGCTGTCACGCTCTCTCCAGTCAAGCTTGGTTGCAGTAGTCGCCTCGGTCTTCACTTCGCCCATCGTTTGCTCCTGTCGTCAGTGTCGGTCGCCGATAACACGCGCAAAGTTCACTTGTGCTCCCGAATCTCGCCGAGCATGAAGTGAGCTCTCGGTGCGCGGCTTCGGTGTAGTCGGCGCATGGGCATGGACGCTCGGCTACGACGGGTCAGTCGCACGGGTACGGCTGACGCAGGTCGATGAATCTCACGGCCTCTTCGTATGAGTGGCGGCAGCCCTGCCAAACGCCCTTGTCGTCCAGAATTAGCCAACGGTGCGCCTCGCAGCCGACGCAATAGCCCCATTCGATCTTCATGCGGTTATCCCCCTCGGTACTGGACCAGTCGATAGCCGCGATGGCCTGCGTCATTGCGGCCTCGTTGATCTCGTTACCCGCGAAATCCTTCATCGCTTGCCCTGCCATTTCCGTACCGTCATCCGGTCGACGCCCAGCTCAGTTGCAATGACACTCTCCGGTGTTCCGTGCGCGATGGCGTCCAGTGCGGCGGCACGCGCAGCTTCCAGTGCATCCTGCTGAGCCTCGCGCGCTGCCCTCAGCGGGTCACGCAGGTCATCTACCCAAAGTTTCATTTCGAACTTGCCTGCGCCTTATCTACCGCTTGCTGAGCCTCTTCCAGCGACGGGTACCTGCCGACCTCGACGGCCCCGCTAGCGGTGAAGTATTCGCCCACGTACTCATCGTGGATGTTGAGTCCCACCACACCGTCGTGGCCGTTATGCCAGTGGTGAGTGGAGTTCTTGGCCTGTCGCCAGAATGGTCACGCCGCCTCCAGCATCTTGGCCACGCTCACATCCTGACCCCAGCCGTGTTCACATTCTCGGCAGGTCCGGACGACATCATGCTTAGCCATCTCAATGAAAGCAACCTCGTTGTCAGTAAGCGCCGGCCTCTCGGGGGGCTTGTAGCGATAAAGCCGCCCATTGTGGAGTTCGCCATTTCCCTCGGCGTCGGAGCCTGGGTACTTCTGCCATACCCCATCTTCACCGAGAATTGGGCTGTCGCCATTCGGTCCGTATTTGGTATCCCACCGCTCAAGCCTGATCTCAAAGTTCCGCATCCGTGTGGCGAAGTCCTTCTCAAGCCAGAATGCAGTGTCACGATCCGGTTCACCGATCCAGTGCAGCGCCTCTACTCCGCACTTCGGGCAGACGCTGTAGGGCGTGAAACAGTCCAGCGGGAAGAGTGACTTGATTACGGGTTCCTCAGCGCCCCCTGCCGCTCTCCTGGCCCCGCTCGCACTCCAGGCCGCGCCGGCGAGCATGATGATGAGCCCAACCGCCTCCAATGCCAACAGGGCTGGTTCAAAATCATCGCTACTGGCCATGATGCCCTTGCTGAGGCCGAAAAACACCGCTCCGACGACGATAGCCAAGGCCGGCCCCACTCCGACTTTCTCTAGCCTCTTGAACGCAGCCTCAAATTCTTGAATGATGTCGTCCAACATGTCCCCGATAACCATCTTTCACCCCTTAGCCGCTCAGCGTCATGCTGGGCGGCTTTTTTTCGTGCCTACATACTTTGTTTGGCAGCCGTTGCAGGTGAAAATCTCCTGCCCATGGATCTCCTCTTGCTTCGTAAACACGCTGACTCCGCAGTCGCAGGCGAACCGTTTGCCATTGACATAGGGCATGGACGGCTCAGGAGCCTTGGGCTTATGCAGTCGCAGGCGCGCTCGGGACTTCATTCCATACCGTCATTCCGCGGGTCGAGCACTGACCGCGCGTAGTCGGGGGCGCCGTCGTAGATGGCGACACGAACACCCTGCCACTTCATGCCGGTGCACTTGCATGGGGAATAGCGACTAGGGTCCGCCAGGTGAAAGAAGCACCGACGGTCAGGGTCCATGTCCATGTCGCCCGCGACGGGGTCGTTATTGGAATGGCGACAGGCGAAATGCCCGCACTCATCGCACATGCCACCAGGGCCAGCGTCTTGCAGGTCCGCGACCGCGGATGCGATGGTGGTCATACCTTGGCCCTCTGTGTCGGATCGATAGGCTCGGGGGGCTTGCCCCGCTCACGCAGCACGCGGCGCATGTGACGCGACGTCTCGCAGTGGTACTGGTGATAGCCCTCGGTGGGGCAACAATTGCACAGTCCCGTTTCCGGATCGGGGGAAAGCATCGCCGGGGATTTGGCGTAGATCCGGAAACGAGACAGCCTTAACATGACACCGCCACACTTGCGCCCTGCGCCGTGTCGTGCGTGACGACGACGCAGTAGCGAATCAGAGCGCCACTGGCATGGCGCGGATCGAGGAATGTTTGAACACGCACCCCATCCGGCCAACCATCATCGGCCTGGGGCTGAGGCGCCGAACAGGCGACCGCAATGCCGAACATCGCCAGAATCGCGTACATCCAACGTAATGTGACTCGCCTGTTGCGACGGCTCATTGAAACCCCTAGCCCGAGAATGCCGGTACTGCGGTGCCGTTGCGCGCCGCCTCGTCCGCCTCATTAAAGGCGTCGACAACGTCCTGCGGGACGCGGCCACGGTCGGAGATCTTGCGACCCTTGAACTGGGGGGACTTGCGCGCCCAGGCGCGGATCGCATTCTTGTCGGTGGTGCTGGTCGGTTTGGTCACCTTAGTAACTCCGACGCGCCGCTTATGCCCCGCCTTCCGGCCGGCCTCGATGAAGGGGGCCAACGCCTTTTCGAGCTTCGCACCGTTCGCGGTATTGAGATCGATCTCGTAGTCACTGCCGTCGAGACTGAATCGGCGGGTCGTCGCGCCCTCGTCGCCAGTCATGTCATCAACGAGTACCTGCTTTAGAGCCATAGTGGTTCCTTCCTGAATGGGGATCATTATCAGGATATTGACTCTCGGGAAGTTGTCAAGGCGGATTCCCACCAACGCTCGTACATATCGATAAGCCAGTCGTTAATCTTGTCGAGATCCGCGTGCGGCGGCAGGTCCGCCGACATTGCCAGATGCCGAAGAATGTATTGCAGGCTCTCGATCTTCTCGATGGCCTCTTCGAGGCTATGCCCACCAACCCGCAGGTCGGTGAGCCAAGTGTGCGCCGGCTCGGCCATGGGGAGCTCGATGCTCCGAGTGGTGAGCAGTTCAATGCCCTGAATTCCCAGCCTGATCGCATGGTATGCGAATTTACAGTCGAACCCCCACTTATCCTTGAGCTCTGGCCGGTTGGTTCGCTGGTTTCGCTCCCCGAGAAGTCGCTCCTTCTGCGCCTGCAGGTAGTGATAGAACCGCGAGCCGCATTCCCGGCTGAGGAACATCTCCGCATTGTCCTGTACGCTCCTGCCGAACGAGTTGATCTCCACGATCTCCTGCTGCGGGACGAACAGCATCAGCAACACCGTAGGATTGCCGTTGGCGGCGAGCTTGGCCCACTTCCTCAAGGAGTAGCAGACGTAGTCCAGGTCGCCGGGTCCTGACCGTACACCCTCGGGTTGGGTGCGCGTTTGGTACTGCTCAAACACTTCCCAATTCACATAGCCCTTGGAGTTCACCAGGGGGACCTTCTCGAGCCCGATCACGCATGACTTCGGCTCGATGCAGATCGCCATCTCGTCGCGGTCATCCTGGGCGGCCACCGTTATCCCGTGCAGGCCGGAACCCACCTGGACACGCAGGATGGTGTTGTTCTCCGCGATCTCGCGAGCTCGGTCATTGTCGTGGACGTTTTTCATTCGACTCCCGTTTCAAAGTAAAGGTCCATCAAGTCTTCGCGAGATAACAGGGGGTAGAGGAAGTACTCCGCAGCGAGGATCTTTTCGTCCACCCACTGGGCAACCGCGGCGTTCTTCTCGTCCTCGGGCGGGACATCGCTACGGTTGTCGTAGGTCACCGCCTCCAGTCCGAGGTGGTTCCATTCGGTCCAGTGGTTGTGGAAGAAGTAGCCCTGTTCCAGCACGCGAATGAGCCAGGTGTCGCCCTCGTCGAAGAGTTGCAGTTCTACCGTCCAGCTTTCGTTCCCAGTGGTCAGCTCGTTGACCGTCTTGGAGAACTGCGAGTATGAAGGGTTGCCACTGGCGAGCTTCGTCAACGCCAGTGAGATCGGATGATTGTCCTTGTAGAACTCGCGGCACGTCGTGGCCAGGTACCACCAACGCCACTTGGCGATGCGGTAGTTATACATCTTGGTGCTCATTCCACCGGCCCGCCGTAGTCGCAGTCGCTATTCGGACAGATGGGTTTGTACCGAGTTGCCCACTGGTGCCCGTTGCTGCAGGAGTAAAACGCAGTGGTGGCATTGACCTCGTGGTAGTGGGACTGGCCGTCCTCATCGTAGAAATGACTACTACCACCCATCAGGGTTCTGCTGACCCCACGGTCGAACACCTTGCTCCGCTCGCCGGCTTCCACGCATTCCTGACATTTCATAGCAACCTCAGGCTTCGTGGGGGAGGTGTGAGTCGTTGCAGCTCGCACAGTCGCAAGGAAGGTCATCTGGAATGGGTGGTGGCTCAGGCCTCGGGGCCTTTGCGCCCGTGCCGACGATGTAGAGATGATTGTCCTTCAGGCACTTGAGGAAGTTGTCGACATCGCCCGCGGCGAACTGACGCAGCATCAGCTCGACCTTGGCCTCCTCGCTATTGGAGTCATACCCGCCGGCCTTCACCCAGTCGGGCATCCTGCTCTCGATCAGCAGGTAGCGGACGTAGTCGTTATTCATTCTCTCCCCTGTGATTGCTGATGATCTGCGCCTCGTCGCAGCGCTCTAGGCCAATCTCAACCAGGCGTCGCACAGCCTCGTCCCGACCACCCGAGTTGCCGCGAAAAAGATCATGGCACTGCGCGTAGATGTCGATGCGGTCGCGCAGGTCCATGTCCTGTAGGTCGGTTACGGCGAAGGGTCCGCCGCCGTACAGCGCGATGATGCTCACCCTGCCGTCGTTGACACCGACCTCAAACGTCGGTCGATCCATTCCACCCGCGCCCGCGCCGGTGCCTCGGAATCGCTTCCTATCCGAGTAGCTCATTGCCCTCTTTCGGTCGCGTGGCCGAAGGACGCGGTTGAGCGTCCCGAAGATTCGGCCAGCCTTGCTCGCTCCCGCTTCGACTCGCCGGGGCGCTGATCCAGGAGGGCCAATTGCTGCTCCACTGATCGAGCGTCACGCTCCTTTTGGCGGGCAATGGCCCCCTTAGAGCGGATCAGTTGGTTCACCGTCTTTCCGGTGACTCCAGAATTAAAGGTCATTCACCATTCCATTCACAGAAGTGCGGGTATCCGCCCGCGTGGCCGTCATCGTGGTCGATCCAGCGCTCAGGTCGCATGGAGATCTGCTCTGGCGGGATGCCGAAGGCGCACGCGTAACCGGTCGCGAAGCCTATGGCAAATCGCGCATTCCTGAGGCTGTCCCGTTCGCTCTCGTATTCCTGTTGCCAATCGCCGTCGGGGGTTGTGACATTGACCATGAGGCGCCACTTCATAGCTCCCACGCCGCCTTCAGGATCTCCTCGCGAGTCGGGTAACGGTCAAACGAGGCGAATGGCGTCTCCTCAAACGGCTTCCATACCCGCCACTTACCGAGGCGCTTACGGATCAGCCACTTCGCCGCCCAATCCAGTTGGGAGATGGCGCTGCCCGAGGACGGCATGATGTGCCAGGTGTCATTCATTCCGAAACCTCCGCAATACGACGCGCCGACGGCATCCGCCGTGGCGACCTAGTCAGCGAATTGTGCATCAATCCACTCCAGAACATCGGATCGCCGTGCCATCACTCGCCGACCCATGCGTGCGAAGCGCGGACCGAGGCCCTTGTATCGCCAGTAACGGACCGTGTCGACCGAGCGGTTGCAGAGTTTTGCAACCTCTTCGACCGTCAGCAGCTCAGATTCCATGATTCTCCCCTATTCGATGCGCGTCTACATACCTACGGAGCGGAACGGCCCGCCGGGGAGGAGGCTGCTTCGTTCTGACTTGAACTATAGGGCACGTGGTGGGCCATTCCGGTGGTGCATGACTAATTTGTTAAGTGGGTCACTATCGCAGCAACGGATTCCTGCGGTACGGTCCTGCGTATGATTAGAAACCAGCGCGCTGGGATCGATGACCGGTGGACGAAACGGGTCAAGGGTCCTGACGGCAAGATGCAGACCGTTGACTCTGCCCTCAAGGGCAAGGTTAAACGATGGCGGGTGCGGTGGGTAGACGAGACCGGTGAGGAAGCTTCCAAGAGCTTCGCCCGCAAGCCCGACGCCCAGACGTTCCTCAACAAGCTGACCGCCGACATGGAGCGCGGCGACTACATCTCTGCGGGTTCCGGCAAAGAACTCTTCGAAGCGGTGGCTGAGCAGTGGTACAAGACAAAGGGGCACCGGAAGCCGTCCACCCTCTCGGGCTACGACTCCATCCTCAGGCTCATCGCCCTACCGCAATGGGGGGAGACTCCACTGGACAAGATCACCTACGAGGCTTACATCCAATGGCTCGGGGGCCTGGCCGTCAACGGCTCCCAAAGGGGCACCCCACTGTCAGCGAGTCGCATCATCCAGTCCCATCAACTCATGGGCGCCGTGCTGAAGTACGCCGTGCGAACCGGGAAGATCAACAAGAACATCGCGCTGGAGATCGACCGCAACGAGGATCTCCCAGACTTAGTCGAGGGGGAGCGGATCTACCTCTCGCACGCCGAGCTCCTCGAGTTGGCCGGCGCGATGGGACGATACGAGATCCAGACCCTCATCCTCGGCTACTGCGGCCCGCGGTTCGGCGAGTCGATCGCCCTACGCCGGCGGCACGTCGGCAACCAAGAGTTGGGGATTTACGCCTCGGCGACCAATGTCAACGGCCTCGGGATAGTGGAGTCGACGACGAAGACGAAGCGGAATAGATTCGTGCCCGTGCCGACGCCGATCTGGGATCAGCTTAAGTCAATCCTGCCCTCCGATCCGGACGCCCTGATCTTCCCGAGTTACCGCGACCCCAACAGGTTCATGCCGATCGAGGAATATCGGCGAGCCTTCGAGAAGGCGAAGACGACGGCGGGCATCGACGCCAGGTTGACCCCACACGGACTGCGGCACACGTGCGCCTCCCTGGCGATCAGTGCGGGGGCCAACATCAAGGTCGTCCAGCGCCTCCTGGGGCACGCCTCGGCCGCGATGACGCTCGACCGCTACGGACACCTCTACAACGACGACCTCACTGCAGTTGGGGACGTTTTGGGCAAGGCCATGAAAGCTACTGCGGTCTCACTGCGGTCAGGACGGGAAAAGGGGGCGAACGGACATTTGCTAGCAGTGGTAAAGTAGCAGGTCAAGACAATTGGGGCGGTAGCTCAGTCGGTTAGAGCCGTGGACTCATAATCTCTTTTATCAGGCATTTGTCATTACTTGAGCCGTATTGACGCTGGTGACAAACACTAGCTGACCTGCACCTTTATTGGTGAACATTGGTGACGTTTGCTGGGGGCTGGTGGTTCTACTGCGGTACGCACTGCGGTATTTCGGAAGACCTGAGTTTGCTGGAGGCGGGCAACGAAAGGGCGGCGAGAGTGCCGTAGCGGGGTGTAGCAAAAATGGGACAGTATGATCTAAATTGGGATATCAACGTCAACAGATCGGACGGCCATGCAACTTGAGTGCCCCAAGTGCCCCGGAGTGGTGACGTGTTCGGAATGTCAGATGACGACATACACCGACGACGGCTGGGAAGCCCGCATGGCCGAGCGCGCAAGCCGGCTAGCCAGAGCGCAGATGCGTTTAGAGAGGGCTCTGGGCTGATGGGTAGAGGAACCGACAAGCTGACCGAACGACCAGTTATCGGCACGAAAGGATGACATGAATCAGCTAGAAGCGATGCGGGAAACACTCACCCGAGCGCAGGAATGCGGCATGGCCGACATCAGCGGTTTCGCCGAGGGGTGCGACTACTGGCACCTGCAAGACATGGTGGAACGTGCGCAGGCCGGGGAGTTTTCGGACGCGAAACTAGGCCGCTGGCTTGGGTGGATGCAGTGCGCCGTCGTAGCCGCAGAAATTGGCCTCACGCTCGATGACATGAAGTCCATCAACAAGCGTCACGCAGGCTGACGTAAGGAGCGACATGGGTTATCGACTGGGCTGCCCAGGCTGCAGGGCGTGGACCTCGGCGGTGTTTCGCGCGTACGAGGACGGCGAGGGCTGTCCTTACTGCGGCGCGAGCCTGTCTACGCCAGAGAATGCGAAGCACTTCTACGAGCAGTTACCCGAGTGGCGCGGAGGCGCGGCCGACCCGACATAAGAGGCAACGATGAGTGACAACGTCACAATCAGCATCCAGGCACACACACATGGGCCTACGGGTACCGCCAATCGACTTCACTTGGAAGTCAAGGCGCTCCTGGAGGCAATGGGCTACACACTCGACGGCGCGATGCACGTGCGGGTCGAATCCGACCAGGGCGTGCCCGAGTACGGCAAGGCCGACTTCTACCCGATGCCAGGCACACACCGCGACGATGACGGGCACGTGAAACCACTGCCCAGGCACGACGTAAGGGAGCAATTGTGAATTGCAAGAACTGTGGCAAGTCAATCGAACTCGTCAACTACGCACTCGGTCCGCAATGGATGCACAACCCGCCCGGCTACACCGGCCACAAGATGGGCGGCGGTGAGTACAACGTGTTCCGGCACTGCCGAACGGCAGTCGCTGAACCCACTGAAGCCGCCGACATGCTAGATGCCGCGGCGCTCGCGGACATCGACCGCCAGACACGCGAGATGGAACGGCACCGCGCACAAGCGGCAGTCTCCAGCAGCGGCTACCTGACGTAAGGAGACGATGGTGAGCGCGCAGTGCGATTTCTACGGCCACAGCCACGTCGGCACAGGGAACTGCGTCTACTGCAACATGGCGCACCCGAGTCGAAACGACGACTACAACGCAACGTGTGGGCGTTGCGGGCATTTCTGGGACTGGCACGGCAAGCGAGACAACGGGGCGTGCAAGGGCGGTTACCCGGTCGGACTCACTGTGACGAGCTGCCAGTGCCGCGAAGAACGACCAATGCCCAACATGAGCTACGGAGAACCCGATCCCGAGTGGGGCGGACAGCACCCCAAGCCGATGAGCGAGTACATGCTCACCGACGACCAGGGCGACGAGTACAGCTATGCGGCCAGCGATATGCGGATGGCGCTCGTCGTCCACCAGCAGATTCAGGGCACCAACGTCCAAAAGGCCGAGCAGATTTAGTTGACGTAAGAAGGCGGACTAGATGAGCCGAGTTGAGGAAGTAGTTCTAGGTGTCATCTTGCTGGTGATGACCCTGTTCATCGCACTATGTGCCCTCGCTATATCGCCGTGGCTGTGGATTGCTGTGGCGTTGCTCGTGCGGGCCAATCTAATTCACTGGGGATTGACATAAGGAGTGTGAGAGATGGCCGCAACAGTGCTTTTACCGAGCTACCTGATGGCGACGGGCTACGCCGCGCTCATGGGCGCGGACGCCGAGCGTCAACACCTGTTCGCGAGGAACTATGACCAGCCGGTCACGGTCGAACGCCTCACGCGAGACTGGGAGCAGTTCACGCAGGGGGCGGGTCTTTAAGAAATATTTCGGCCACGGAAGCTACCACCGAGGCATACCAGTAGCAAGCATCCTAGTGTTACAGTTTGGTAACGAAATCATCATGCGGCACGGGTTTCCAGCAAACTGCATGGTAACGTTCACGTTAGACAATCTCCTTCCTGCGAAGTGAGGCTTGCCGAACGAAGCAGGAAAGCGCGAGCCTTCGGCTCGCTTCCCATCCGTAGCGTTAGAGCCTTAGATAAGCAATGTTGTTACTAGGCGGCCGTCAGCCCGTTCTCTGCGTCACCGTTCTCTGCGTCACCGTTTGACATGCGACGGGCCGAAAGCTCGCTCGGATGAACGATGACCAGTGGTCGAGACTTGCCCATCCATGAAATGGCCGGCGTGAGTGCCCAGCCGGCGGCGGCTGAGCACGCGAATACCCAGAACAGATCATGAAGGAAGAACGGTGTCGCAGTGTGGATGGCCAGGATCTCCACTGCCATGGCCGTGGTTGCGATGGTGATGAGGTACAGGTTCAGGACTGACCGATTTTCACCATCGCAGTGGCGTAACATCAGAACCACCCTGG